TGGTAGTTCGCACCACGATTTTTTTCTAGTGATAGGGGTCTTGTAAGGGGGGAGACACTAAATATAGCATTGTGAAATCTATGGTTATAGCTATATGATAGCACGTAAAAATGGTGAGACATGGCATCACAGAGTGAAATAGCGGCAAAGCTTGGCGTGAATGTAAGCACGTTTAAAGATTTTATTGCGCGTGGTATCATCGAAGAGCGTGAGCGTGGGCAATATACCTATGAGGAATGCTCCAAGCAGTATCTTGACCATCTGCGCGAGATTGCGGCTGGGCGTTACAGCGAGGATGGTCTTGATCTATCTGCTGAACGTGCAAGGCTAGCCAAGGAGCAGGCTGACGCAAAGGAGATGGAGAATGCGATTGGCCGTGGCGAGCTAGTTAAGATAGATGACATCGTGAAGCAGTTCGAGGATCAGTTGCTTAAATCGAAGGTCAAGCTTCTGGCGGTTCCTACTAAGGTTGCTGCTGAAGTAAACGCAGCTAAGGATGTTAAGGAATGCAAAGCTATAATCGAAGAAGCAGTAAAAGAGGCATTGAGTGAACTGGTCGGATACCGTCAGTCGGCGTCAAGCGAAGAAGCTTGAGCATCGTTTAACTGAGGCGATGCGGCGAGCATTAAAGCCGCCACCAAAGTTGACTGTATCGGAATGGGCTGACCAGTTTCGCCAGCTATCTAGCGAAAGTTCAGCAGAAGCGGGCAAGTGGTCAACCTCACGGGCAGAATATCAGCGTGGCATGATGGACGCTATTTCTGATCCGAACATTGAGAGCATCGTTTTGATGACTGCTGCGCAGATTGGCAAGACTGAGCTAATCAATAATGTGGTTGGTTTTCATATTCACCAAGATCCAGCGCCCATGTTGGTTGTGCAGCCCACGCTAGATATGGCGCAGACTTGGAGTAAGGATAGGCTTGCCCCTGCTATACGCGATACGCCTGTGCTGCTGGATAAGATTGGTGATCCTAGATCGCGTGACAGTGGCAACACAACTTTGCACAAAGTCTTTGCGGGCGGTCATGTTACGGCATGTGGCGCTAACTCGCCTAGTTCATTGGCGTCACGTCCATGCCGCATTATTCTGTGCGATGAGGTTGATCGCTATCCTATCTCTGCTGGCACAGAGGGTGATCCCGTATCATTGGCGAAGAAACGATCTGCCACATTCTGGAACCGCAAGATAATCTTAGTTAGCACCCCGACTGAAAAAGGCGCATCTAGGATTGAGCAAGCGTATGAAGAAAGCGATAAGCGCAAGTTTTTCGTTAGCTGCCCGCACTGCGATGGCGAGCAGACGCTTCAGTGGGCGAATGTTAAGTTCAGCAACAATGATCCGAATACTGCCGAATACGTTTGCGAGCATTGTGGTTCTTGCTGGGATGATGCTGATCGATTTCGCGCCATCCGATATGGGGAATGGCAAAAGACTGATACCGGCGATGGTAAGACTGCTGGCTTTCATCTATCAGCGTTGTATTCACCTTGGACGCGACTTGATGAGATTGTTGGTGAATTTATTGCAGCTAAGCGTGATCCTATGCGGCTCAGGACGTGGGTAAACACGACTTTGGGCGAGACGTGGGAAGAGCAGGGCGAGATGCTTGACGAATATGATCTGATTGATCGGGCAGAGGATTGGGGTGATGAATTGCCAGAAGGCGTCCTGATGCTGACTGCTGGGGTGGATGTTCAAGATGATCGACTGGAATATGAGATAGTCGGCTGGGGTCGTGGAGAAGAAAGTTGGTCAATCGACTATAATATCTTATATGGTGATCCATCATCAGCAGAATTATGGATTGATCTGGATAGGGCTTTGCAGCGTACATACACACATCCGCTATCTGGTGATATGACGCTCAGATCGGCCTGCATCGATAGCGGCGGTCATTACACGCAGCAAGTTTACAATTATGCGCGAAACCGTGCGGGCAAGCGGGTTTTCGCTATCAAGGGCATTGGCGGCGAGGGTAAGCCTGTGATCGGCAGGCCAAGCAAAAATAATATCGGCAAAATCAACCTATTTCCTGTGGGAGTAGATACAGCGAAAGAATTAGTGTATGCTCGCCTAAAGATGACTGAAGAGGGCGCGGGATATTGTCACTTCCCGATTGGACGAAACGAGGAATACTTTAGGATGCTTACCGCAGAAAAAAGGGTGGTTAAGTATTTTAAGGGGCGTCCAAAACGTGAATGGGTGAAGATTAGGCAGCGCAACGAAGCGCTTGACTGTCGGGTTTATGCTACCGCTGCTTTAGCCGTTTTAAATATAAATATGGACGCAGTTGCAAAACAGGCCCAAAATAAGGTACAATCGGACAAACCTCAGCAAGTCAGGCGTCCAGCATTGCCACGCCGCAATTCGTTCGTTCACGGTTATAGGTGATAGATGGCTAATTTATTCGACGCAGCAAATGCACCGACTACTGAACCCGCAGAATTTGTGGTGGGTGATTTCGTTCAATGGAAGCGTACTGATCTTAGTGGCGATTATCCAAATACTGCATATACGGCTACTTACATATCAAGGGATGCGACTGGTGGAAGTCACGAGTTTCAAGTAACTGGAACTGCTAGTGGGGATGATTACTTATTTACCATATTGGGTACAGCTTCCAGCGCTTTTGATGCGGGCCATCATCATTGGCACTTAGAGATAGTTAGAAATAGCGATAGTGAGCGGATAGTTATAGATCAGGGTCATTGGGATCTTAACGAAGATATTGACGTAAATGGTACAGATCCGCGTACATTTGCTGAGATTATGGTTAATAAGATTGAAACCATATTAAAGGGTAAGGCTGACAGCGATGTTGGCAGTTATTCAATCGCTGGCCGCTCATTAACGAAGATGACTTTTGCTGAGTTAGAGGAAGCCAGAGATAAATATATGAGCATCTATAACCGTGAGAAATCAAATGAGGCGGTGAAGAGGGGCAAGCCAAGCCCTAACACGATTAAAGTGAGGTTTAGCTGATGGGTGTACTTGATCTCTTCAAGCGGTCTAAGAAAAAGCCGCAGCGCCGTAATTACCAAGCAGCCGCCAAGGGGCGGCTTTTCGCTGATTTTCACGCATCAAATCGCAGCGCTGACAGTGAAATACGCTGGGCTTTGCGCGATTTGCGCAACCGCAGCCGTGATTTAGAGCGCAATAACGAGTATTTTCGGCGCTATTTGCAGCTTTTGCGGGTAAATGTGGTTGGAGAGAACGGGTTTAACCTACAGATCAGAGGCAGAAACCCAGATAATTCGCTAGATCGCGCTGGAAATAACATAATTGAGGGCGCTTGGCGTGATTTCTCGCGCTTTGGCGGGCCAACCATCGATGGCGGGCTTTCAATGGTGGATTTGTGCAATCACATCATATCTGGCGTTGCGCGTGATGGTGAGGTGTTCCTGAAGGTCGTAAAGGGCAACTATTTGCGTTACGGCATAGGTTTGCAGCTTATTGAGCCTGATTTAGTGGACGAAGAGAAGAATGAGCTTGCGGCAAACGGCAATCAGGTTCGCATGGGCGTTGAGCTTGACAGCAAAACCAAGCGCCCGATTGCGTATTATGTGCTGAATTACCATAAGGGTGATTATGATTACATGACGCCAGCCGCAGAGCGTAAATATACGCGGGTTTCTGCGGATGAAATGATGCACATCTATCGTCCAGAACGCGCAGATCAGACTAGGGGAGTTCCCTGGTCTGTCGCTGCGATTGCGTCATTGAAAATGTTGCATGGCTACCGTGAGGCTGAGTTGATTGCGGCCAGAACTGGTGCAGCTAAGATGGGTTTCTTTACTAGCCCTGCTGGGGATGGTTTTACTGCTGATGGGTTTGATGATGAAGAACAAACTGTTCCAATCTATGACGCTGAAGCTGGTACGTTCCATCAACTGCCTGCTGGCGTTGACTTCACCCCATTTGATCCCACGCATCCAACATCTGCGTTTGCTGACTTTGAGAAGGCAGTTCTGCGAGGCATAGCTGGTGGCTTGGGCGTAAGCTATACATCATTAGCCAACGATCTTGAGGGAACAAGTTATTCGTCCATACGTCAGGGCGCATTGGAAGAGAGGGATTTCTATCGCACGTTGCACAGATTTATGATCGATCACTTCCTTGATCCATTCTACCGCATCTGGCTTGAGCATGTGATGGATCATGGGTTTATACCTATTTCTGGTGAAAATAAGGTGTTTAAGTTCAGTCAGGACGTAACTTGGCGTGGCAGAGGTTTCCAGTGGGTTGACCCGTTGAAGGAGATGAATGCTGCGGTTGTAGGGTTGCAGAACGGTATCCTTAGCCATTCGGATATTGCTGCTACTTATGGGCGTGATGCAGAAGATACGTTTGCTCAGATCGAGCGTGATAAAGAGCTTGCTGAGCAATTTGGCTTATCTATGGCTTATCAGCCGTTTGGCATGAAGCAACCAGTACCGGCAGAGGTGGATGATGTCGAACAAGCCGACTGATGGAATGGTGGAAGAAGCGAAGCGTGGCTTAGAGTGGCGGCGTGAGTTTGGGCGTGGTGGTACTGAAGTTGGCATTGCTCGAGCGCGTGACATATCCAATGGCAAGAATTTGTCAGACGATACAGTCAAGCGCATGTACAGCTTCTTTAGCCGCCATGAGGTGGATAAGAAGGCTGAGGGGTTTCGCGTAGGCGAAAAGGGTTATCCATCAAATGGCCGTATTGCGTGGGCGCTTTGGGGCGGTGATGCTGGTTTTTCGTGGAGCAGACAGATTGCAGAGCGCCTAGATAAGGAAGATCGCGCCCCTGAACTGACTGACGCTGTGAAGGTGGGCTTGGCCAAGAAGGCTAAAGATCACAACGATAAAGTTGGTGACGTTGCGTCTAAGCGCACCAGCACACGCACATTAAGCGCAGTATTTCGTCGCGGCATTGGCGCTTATAAGACTAATCCGCAAAGCGTAAGGCCGAATGTGAAATCACCTGAGCAGTGGGCGTATGCTCGCGTGAACAGTTTCTTATATGCGTTGCGCAATGGCAAATATCGCAGCGGAAAGCATGATACTGACCTTCTGCCAAAGGGTCATCCAATGGCTAACGATGAAAGGGGTAGCGCAGATATGGCAAAAGATGATATTATCGGTCTTGAACTAAAAGGATCAACAGAGATGGAAGAGCGTCACATATTGAACGTGGAAGAGACAGATGATGCTTATACTGTCACTTTTGCAAAGCCTGATCGTGAAGATCAGCCAGAAGAAATGCAGACTACTCAGGAAGATGATGAGCGCATTCAGCATTACGATAATGAAGAGCGCCTTGACCGTGAGAAGATGGAAACTCGCGGCATGTCATTTGACGGTAAAGTTGTTGACGAAGATAAGCGCACTGTGCGGATTGCTGTATCCAGCGAAGAGCCTGTAGAGCGCAGCTTTGGCAATGAAATATTAGATCACGATGAGCGCAGCATTGATCTTAGCTTTGCTAAGTCAGGACGTATGCCGCTTCTCTTGGATCACGATCCACGCCAGCAGATTGGTGTGGTAGAGGACGTAAGCCTTGATGGCTCGGCCCGTAGATTACGGGCGACTGTGCGTTTCGGAAGAAATGGACTTGCCAAAGAGGTTTTCGACGATGTTGTGGATGGTATCAGAAGCAACATCAGCGTTGGCTATCATGTCAACGACATGGAGCGTCAAGATGCGGATAGCTACCGCGTGAAGTCTTGGCTTCCAATGGAAGTATCAGTTGTGAGCATACCCGCAGACAGGACAGTCGGGGTGGGCCGCGCAGCAGAGAAGCCACCCGCAAAACCTATCACTGAAACTCTTATTAGAGAGGAAACTATCATGTCGGAAGAAAACAAGATCGACATCGATGCGGTTAAGGCCGAAGCTACTCGCGCCGCCGCAAAAGATACTGCTGAAATGTATCGCTTGGCTGCAAAGCACAACAAGCGTGATTTGGCAGACAAAGCCGTATCAGAAGGCCGCTCACTCGCAGAATTTCGCGGTGAATTGCTGGACGTAATCGGTAATGCACCATTGGATACGCCAAATGAAATCGGACTTGCCCCGAAAGAGGCCCGTCAGTTCTCATTGCTTCGCGCTATCCGCGCCCATGCAAACCCAACTGATCGCTCTGCACAAAAAGCTGCTGCTTTTGAATTAGAAGCTGCTGCTGCTGCGTCAGACGCGATGGGTGTTGAAGCACAAGGCATTATGATCCCAGCAGATGTATTGCGTAGCTGGAAAGTGCGCGACATGAATACAACTGACGATGCTGGCATCATTGCTGACGATTTCCGTGGCGGCGATTTCATCGACGTATTGCGGAATGCTTCATCAGTCATGCAAGCTGGTGCAACAATGCTGACAGGCTTGTCAGGCAACGTGAAGATCCCAAAGAAAACAGCCGCATCATCTGCTGGTTGGATTTCATCTGAGGGTGGCGCATCTGGCGAAAGCGAGCCTACTGTTGGTCAAGTCACCATGACGCCGAAAGTGCTTGGCGCTCATACAGACATTACACGCCTTATGATGCAGCAATCATCTTTGGATGTTGAAGCATTGGTGCGTAATGATCTGACAGCTTCTATCGCTCTAGCGATTGATCTGGGTGCATTGGCTGGAACAGGATCATCTGGTCAGCCAACTGGTGTAAAGAACACATCAGGCATCAACACACCAACTGACTTTGCAGCAGCTAACCCAACATTTGCTGAAGTTGTGGCGATGGAAACTGCGGTAGCAGAAGATAACGCTCTTGCAGGCAACTTGGCTTACATCCTGCCAGCCAGCATGTACGGTGCATTGAAAACAACTGCAAAAGACGCTGGTTCAGGCCAGTTTGTAGTTGCTCCAGATGGATCAATGAACGGCTACAATGCAATCGTATCAAACCAAGTTACTGCTGGTGATCTGTACTTCGGCAACTTTGCTGACTTGCTGATCGGCATGTATGGCGGTTTGGACATTGTTGTAGATCCATACACTGCGTCTAGCTCAGGCACAGTGCGGATTGTTGCACTGCAAACTGTAGACGTAGCTGTACGTCACGCAGTAAGCTTTGCATTCAACAATGATGGTGCATAAGAGTGCTAACTTGGGAGGGCCACTTGGCCCTCCTTTCCAATAAGGGGCGAAAGATGAAATATATTATCCTGAAATCCTGTGTCGCTGCTGGTCAAGCTAGAAAAGCTGGCGACATAGTTGAGTTAGGCGCAGATGAAGCGAATGCGTTAAAGGGATATGGGCGCATTGATAATGCCCCTGAGCCTAAGCCTGTGAAGGCTCCGACTGATCGGGCTGCAAAGCCTAAGACCACAAGGGCCAAAAAATGAAGATTACGCTGATTAAAGACGCATCTTGGAGCGGCAAGAATGGTAAGGCTGGTGCAAGCCATACAGTTGATGACCGTATCGCTCAGAAGCTAATTGATCGCGGATATGCGAAGCCATATGTAAAAGAAGAAAAGGCTGAAGAAGATGGCGCTGCCACTAGCTGATGACCTAGCAAACATATTCGACGTTGATGAATTTGCCACTGCGGTCACTTATGATGGCGGCACGATCAACGGCATTTTCGACAATGAAACTATTCCTGTTGATACGGGTGGTTATGTTGCTGTTCACGAAGAGCAGCCGCGCTTGACATGCAGAACAACAGACATCTCAAGCATAGCGTATAACCAAGCTATGGTTATTAATGCGGTGACGTATTATGTGCGGGCGTGGATACATGATGGCACTGGTGTCACTGTCGTTCAGTTGGAGAAATCATAGTGGCTCACGTTAGGCAGCAAATAAGAGAGCGCATAGTTTCGGTGCTTAACTCTAACGTTACGCTTGTTAGCAACCGCGTATATGGCACTAGGGTTTATTCTTTGACTGACGCTGACTTGCCAGCCATCACGGTTTACGCGGGATCAGAAGCATCTGCGCTGCAAACCATTGGCGTAAAGACATCTGCGCGTGTTGTTTCCATTGAGGTGGATGCATATGTACGCGCAACAACTAATTTTGATAATGATGTGGACGCTATTGCTGTCCAGATCGAAGAGGCAATAGCCAATGACTTCAGCGTCAATGGCCTTGCAAAGTCGGCTGTATTATCCAGTACAGACATCAACTTTTCAGGTGAAGCGGAGCAGCCAATAGGTTCCGCAAAGCTGACATTTGATGTAAGGTATGATACAGCTATAGATGACGTAGAAACGGCCAGATAAGGAGGCTCCAATGGCTACACATACAGGCAGCGAAGGAACCGTAAAGGTCGGTTCTGATGCCATCGCAGAAATCCGTTCTTTCAGCTTAGAGGAAAGCGCAGATACCTTAGAAGATACAACTATGGGCGACACTGCTCGCACATATAAATCATCTTTGACAACATTCACTGGATCAGTTGATGTTTTCTGGGATGAAACCGATACAACGGGTCAAGGTGCTTTGACAATCGGTGCTTCTGTTACGCTTAATGTTTATCCAGAGGGCGATGCTTCTGGTGATACATATTACACTGGCACAGCCATTGTTACCGGCGTCACACGCTCCTCATCATTTGACGGGCTTGTGGAAGCGTCAATAACTGTGCAAGGTAGTGGGGCATTAACAGCTACAACGGTGTAACCCATGTCTAACCCTATAGACGCCTTAGACGATTATATATCAAATATCGAGACAAGGCATATAGAAGTAACTTTACGCGCAGGGGCCAAGCCTCTGCGTGTTTACTATACCCCTATGACTTCTGGAGAAATGTCATCTATCCAGCGGAAGCATTCTGATTTTCCATCTGCTAATATAGACGCCTTAATTGATCTGATTATCTTGAAGGCTCTAAAGGAAGATGGAGAGAAGGCTTATACGATTGAGCATAAGCCTAAACTAAAGCGCATTCCCCATGAGGTGATCTATAAGATCAGTGCGCCTATGATGTCTGCTGGCTCCGTTGAGGAAGCTGAGGGAAACTAAAGAAAGACCCATTCAGGTTTAATTTAATCGCGTTAGCAGATAGATTAGGCCGCACCATTAGCGAGATTGAGAAAATCACGATAACGGAGTATAATGAATGGGTCGCATACTTTAAGATCGTGGACGAAAGGCGGGAAGAAGATGGCAAGCGCAGAACAGCTAAAGTTTGAACTTCTTGCGGTTGATCGCGCTAGTCGGCCCATTCAGCAAGTTCAAGGTCGCGTTAGAAACTTTGATCGTCAGATAAAGCAAAGTTCAGTCCAGATGAACCAGTTTGGTGGCTCTTTGACGGGCGCTCAAAAAAGTTTACGCAAGTTCGCTATGGGCGGCGTTCAGCAAGCGGGTTATCAAATTGGTGACTATGCTGTTCAGGTTGCCAACGGAACCAGTGCAACACAAGCCTTTGGTCAACAGGCTGGTCAGTTCTTACAAATATTTGGCCCATTTGGTGCTGTGCTTGGCGCGGCTGTATCTGTATTTGCTGCTGTTAAGATGGGCATGGACAAAATGTCTGAGGCGGCGGGCAACGCTGATAATGCAATAAAGCAATTAAAGGAAAGCACGAAAAGCCTCAATGAAGAGGCCGCTGCATTCGCTTTAGGCGTCAATACTGCTGCCGAAGCTAAGGCTATTAAGGAGATTACGCGTCTTAGGGAAGAGGCAGACGCCACATATAAAAAATATATAAAAGCTGTGACCGATGGAAGTGTCGGTGAAATAGCTAAGTATGAAGAGATATACTTAGATCAGTTGAAAATTATAAAAGCCAAAGAGGCTGAAATTGAGGCGAATAGGAGGGCTAAGAAGTCAAGTGATGACTTGATTGCTATTAACCAGCAATATCTGGGCCAGCAAATGGCAGCAGCAAGTGCTATCGGCCAGCTTAAAAAAGCAGAGAGCGAGAGAACGCAAGCGGCGATTGTCGCAGCGGGCGAGCAGCGAGCATTGATGGCTGAGACGACAAGGCGAGGCTTGGAGAATGCTGAAAAGCTAAAGCAAGGTTATGCAGAATATTATGCAAGCAGATTGCAGGGTGAAGCTATGCTTGTCAGCGGCGTTCAAGGTGGTCGTGGCGCTGATCCAAGGCAATTCACCTTCTTAGATGAATATCTTGCGCAAATAGCTGCGGGCAGAAAAGCTAAAGAGAAAGCAGACGAAGCGGCGCAATCTGGAACCAAAAAGACCGCCAAGATCATCAAAACTGAACTAAGCCCAGAGCTTATGCGGATCAAGGATGCGTCTGAGATGGTGGGAAGTTCATTCGAGAGCGCCATGATGTCTATGGTGGATGGCACTATGACAGCCAAGGACGCATTTAGAACAATGGCGCGAGATATTATCTCTGAGCTTTATCGCATATTCGTGGTTAAGCAGATTACGGGATTTATTACGGGGGGATTGCAGCAGGCATTCGCACCTAAGCTCGCTGGAACCGGCGGCGGTGGCGGCAAAGCTATTGGTGGGCCGGTTCAAGCTAATCAGTCTTATGTTGTGGGCGAGCGCGGCCCAGAGATGTTTGTACCTTCACGTTCAGGTTCAATCGTACCAAACAACCAGCTTGGCGGCGGTGGCGGCGTAGTCGTGAACCAAACAATCAACGTCACCACAGGCGTACAGCAAACCGTACGTGCTGAAATTAAGCAGTTAATGCCACAGATAGCAGACAGCGCTAAGGCTGCTGTAGTAGACGCCAAGCGGCGTGGTGGATCATATGGAAGGGCATTTGCATAATGGCTATAAGTTATCCTTTGGCGCTGCCTACGCATACGGGCATAGCTCAGATCGAATTAAGGGCGACTAATGCAGTTGCCTATAGCAGATCGCCCTTTACCTTCGCGGGCCAGGCTCATGCTTATGCTGGCAAGGCTTGGCAAGCAGACGTTACATTGCCATCAATGAAGCGCGAAGATGCGGAGAGATGGGTGGCTTGGCTTATTTCGCTGAAGGGTCAGTTAGGCACGTTTTATCTGGGTGATCCAGCGGCTACTACGCCATTAGGTTCAGCTAGGGATACTGATACGATCCTAGTTGATGGCGCTGTATCGTCTGGTGATACGATTGCCATAGACAGCGCACCGGCAAGTCAGACTGATTATCTAAAGGCTGGTGATTATATGGAGATTGGCACGGGCGTAAATCGTCAGTTGTTCAAGGTGCTGAATGATGTTGATACGGATGGCACAGGAAGCGCTACAGTAGACGTTTGGCCTAATGTGCGCACCAGTATAGCAGACGATGCTGCTGTGACTGTGCAGAGCGCACAAGGGATCTTCAGGCTGGCAAGCAATGAGCAAGCCTTTAGCATAAATGAAGCCAGCATTTACGGTATAACATTTGGAGCGATAGAAGCAGTATGAGCCGCACAGTACCATCAGCGCTGCTTACGGCGCTTAGTCAACCAGAGGTTCAGCCATATTATGCAGTTGAGCTTGATTTTGATACGTCACCAGTTCGTCTTTGGACAGGCTACGGTGATCTGACCATTGGCGTTGATACATATACTGGATCGGGAAACTTGCTTTCCATTGGGGGGCTTGAAGAGGTCAATGATCTATCAGCGAAAAACATAACTCTGACGTTATCTGGTGTGCCTTCCAGCTTGGTTTCTATTGCCCTGACTGAGCCATATCAAAGGCGTGAAGCCAAGGTTTACTTCGGCACTACAGACACATCATCACCTATAGAGGTGTTTAGTGGTGTTATGAACACTATGAGCATTGAGGATAGTGGTGAAACAAGTGTTATTACTGTTGATGTCGAAAGCAAGCTGATACGCTTGGAGAAGGCCAGCAATCGCAGATATACCCATGAAAACCATATTTCCCGCCATTCTGGCGATACGTTCTTTTCATTTGTTGCTGACCTACAAGATAAGGATGTCGTATGGGGCAGAGAGAGAGCTTAAATCGCTACTTGAAGTCAGTAAGTGATATTCCTTTTGAATGGGGCAAGAACGATTGCCTTACCTTTACCAATAACGCCTACAAAGCCATGTACAATGAAGGCTGGGCTGACGATTGGCTGGGGAGATATTCACAGAACCCTAAGAGAGACACGCTTAAAAAGGAGTTTGGCTTTTCGACATTTACGGAAGCGGTAGATAGTAAGTTGAAAAGAGTAGAGTATGTGCCGCCATTGGGGGCGCTTGTTACAACTAAGCAAGCTAGTAGATGGATTATAGGTGTAGCAATGGGAATATGCACAGGCACTAAGGCTGTTTTCTTATCAAAGGAAGGTGTGCTATATTTGCCCTTAGATTATATTCACCAAGCATGGGTTAAAGAGATATGAGCAAATACAGGCTAGGTGACTACACAATAAAAAACTGGAATAGCTGGGATAGAGTTCCTAGAGATCCTGTCACCGTTGGTGTTATGATTACGCAAGGTATTGGCTACAGTGCAGCGGCAGCGGGTCTTGCGGCAGGAACCATTGCTGCTGGGTTTGGTACTGCCGTAATAGGATACCTCGCCACAACAGCAATTACATCTTGGGCTATATCGGCACTTACTCCAAAGCCTGATCTTGGTGGTCTGACATCTGCTGGCATTATGGTCAACGCCCGTGAAGCTGCTGCTGCACAAGACTTTGTATATGGTAAAGTTCGTAAGGGTGGTGTTGTTACCTTTTATGAAGCTACTGGCACATCAAATACATACCTTCATCAAGTCATAGTATTAGCTGGCCACGAAGTTAATAGCATTGGCGACATCTACGTTAATGGTGAAGTTGTCAGTATTGATGGGAATAATCTTGTCACTGGCGATACTTGGCAGAATAAGATCCGCATTAAGAAGCATGACGGGTCACAGACCACAGCAGACAGTGATCTAGTATCTGAAACAAGCGTAGACAGCAACTTTAAGGGCCTTGGAATAGCCTACCTATACGTCAGGTATGAATATGACCAAGATGTATTTGCTAACGGTGTGCCGCTTATAACGGCTGTGGTTGAAGGCAAAAAGGTATATGATCCTAGAACAGCCACAACGTCATACAGCAACAACGCTGCTCTGTGTATTCGTGATTTCCTAACATCTTCCTATGGCCTGTCTGATAGCGCCATTGATGATATATCTTTTGCTTCTGCTGCTAACGAATGTGATGAAAACGTAACTCTAGCTGGTAGCGGCACAGAAAAGAGATATACGTTAAATGGCATAGTTAAGGCCGATAGATCACTTGGTGATGTCTTAGGGGATATGGTTACAGCTTGTGCTGGTACTTTATTCTGGGGATCAGGTTATTGGAAACTAAAGGCGGGTGCGTATTCATCACCAGTTAAAACCCTTACACTAGATGACTTGCGTGGGCCTATAAATCTACAGACCCGCATCAGTATGCAGGATAACTTCAATACTGTTCGTGGTACGTTTAACGATGCAGAGCAAGATTGGATTACTGCTGATTATCCAGAAATAACCAGCGCAACATTTAAGACTGAGGACAATGGCGAAGAGGCTCTGCTAGACCTTCAGTTACCATTTACCACAAGTTCAGCAACAGCCCAGCGGCTTGCCAAGCTAACGCTCTATCGAGGTCGTGAGCAAATGACCTTGAGTGCAGACTTTGGACTTGAGGCATTCCAGATTGAAGTTGGTGACATTATTGCATTTACCAACAGCAGATACGGCTTCAGTGCTAAAGAGTTTGAGGTCATTGGCTGGCGATTTGCATCGGATCAAGACGCTGGTGACTTGCGTGTTAATCTTACGCTTAGGGAAACATCACAATCTGCATTCGATTGGAATGCTGAAGAAACAGACATCGTTAGCAATAACTCTACGCTTCCAACATTTACATCTGTAGCTGCACCAACAAACCTTACGCTCTCAGCAACTGCTGTTATTAACGATGACGGGATTACCATTCCAGCGATTAAGGCGTCATGGGATGCCTCGGCAAATGCTTTTGTTCAGTATTATGAAATACAATATAAGCGCTTAGGCGGCGAAGAAGATTATGACAGCATTGCCGATGCTCATACTGAAAGTGAAAACTGGGGAAGCATTACAGTTACCCCAACGCAAACAGCAGAGGATTATGGCTTAACCAATGAGCCAATTCTAACGCCAGATGCGACGTTTTCTTCGGTGTTTGGGTCATCAAACTCATTTACCATTGAGCCTGTTCTAAATGGTTATGATTATCAGGTGAAGGTCAGAGCTATATCCGCTTTGGGTGTAAGATCACCATTTGCCACAGCACAACTTGCTTCACAGGGTGATACTACTCCACCTACTACGCCATCTAACTTGTCTGCTGTTGGTGGCTCTAAGTATATTACAATCACTTGGACAAACCCAGCAGATCAGGATTTAAGCCATGTTGAGGTTTGGGAAAACGACACAGACAATCTAAACACTGCCTCCCTTGTTGGTGAAAGCTCTAGCAGTAACTTTATGCGTCCTAATCTGGCAAACAACATAACCAGATACTATTGGGTGCGGGCTGTAGACTTATCACTGAATAAATCTGGCTTTACCTCAAGCGTTAATGCAACAACGCTTCTAGTTACGCCTAATGACTTTAATGATGCAGTCAACGATCTATTCAGCGAGAGTGGTGCATATGGTATTGAGCCAGTATCTTCTTTGCCAGCATCAGGTGCATTCGATGGCAAGCTGGTTTTGCTTTTATCAGACATTACTATTTACCGATGGGATGACGCTACTTCCTCTTGGTCAACAGAGATATATACAGAAAGCTCTGTCAGCGCTGGAGATGTAACCTTTGCATCATTTGCATCAGGTATTGAGCCGATTAGCATTGTCTCTAGCTTGCCCACCGTCTCAGGTTACACAGGGCCAAAGGTAGTCTTACTGACAACTGACAACAAACTGTATCGGCTAGATAGTGGCGCTTGGACAACAGCAGTGCCAACCACTGACATCACAGGCACTATTGGTGAAAACCTGTTCAGCGATGATCTTAGACCAGTTGAGAGAGTATCGGCACTACCAACCACTGGCTTAACTCAGGGTCGCATTGTTCTGCTGACTACCGATAACAAGTTGTATCGCTACACAGGTAATGAGTGGACATCTGCTGTACCATCAACAGACATCACTGGTCAGGTAAACAGTGGTCAGATTGCAGATGCAGCTATTACAGCTAGTAAGATTGGCGCTGATGCAGTCACAACAGCTAAGATTGCTAATGACGCTATAACATCAGATCTTATTGCAGCTTCTGCTGTTACGTCTACTGAGATAGCTTCTGACGCTATTACAACGCCTAAGATTGTAGCTGGTGCGATTACCGCTTCAGAGATTGCAACGGATGCTATCACATCTGATAAAATCATATCAAACGCCATCACAACAGCTAAGATTGATGCTGGTGCTGTAACAGCCTCAGAGATTGCTGCTGGCTCTATCACCACGGGTAAGATTGCTGCTGGTGCTGTTACAGCTAACGAGATTGAAGCTAATACTATTACGGCTACTGAGATTGCAGCGGGTGCAGTCACAGCGAATGAAATAGCCGCTAACACTATTACCACTGGTAAAATAGCAGCAGATGCCATCACAGCGAATGAGATAGCAGCTAACGCTATTACAGCATCAGAGATAGCAACCAATGCAGTCACAGCGGATGCTATTGCAGCTAACGCTGTTAGCACATCTGAATTAGCAGCAGACAGTGTTACGGCTGGTATTATTGCCGCTGGTGCAGTTAGCACATCTGAATTGGCTGCTGATGCTATTACCTCAGATAAAATAGCTGCTGGTGCTATTGTAGCGGAAAGCATTGCAGCAGATGCAGTTACTTCAGCTAAGATCGGCACAGATCAGGTTACAGCGAATAAGATTGCTGCGTCATCTATCATTACGTCTAAGATAGCCACAGGAGCCGTTACAGCAGCTAAAATCAGCGTGAATGAGCTATCAGCTATCTCTGCTGACTTAGGTACTATCTCAGTTGACAGTGCGCATATAGATGATGCTGCCATTACATCTGCTAAGATCGCAAGTTCAATTCAGTCTAATAACTATTCTGCTGGATCTGCTGGCTGGAAGATACAGAAAGATGGTAGCGCAGAGTTCAATGGCGTTGTTATCTCTAGGCAGCTTTTAACTGATAGTGGTACTTTTTCCTACGGCAGTGCAAACATATCAAGGCTCACTACGATCGGTGAGAGTTTTCACGTTTATGTAGAAAGTACAAACACACCAATCTCTGGTTGGGCTGGTTCGCAGAAAACCTACCTCTGTAACGTTGGCGTGACGGGTACTGTTACAGCAAACACAAGCGATATACCAGACATATTCTGGGGTTTCACAGGTGAAATCTTACCGCTCACAAAGTGGTCAGGAAGCCAAACACTGCGTTTGAAGCTGACGTTTTGGACTAAGAAAATTACCAGTGTCACCAACCTAGCAGCTAACTGGAAAATATACGAGGTAACATAATGAACGTTGGAGATGTAATAAGCGGGTTTGAAACTGAAGATGGAATAACTCTTCATGTTCTTTCTGCGATAGACGTTGAAAGCGATGAAATGTCTGTAGACATCAGCATTTATGAACCCACAGATGAAAACTTTGCTTGGGCTATACAGCAGTTAGCATCGTTGCAAGAAACGTGATATAAACTCTTAAGGAGTGTTTAAATATGACTAAACAGGTACAGCGCCGCAGAGGCACAGCAACACAACATACGTCCTTTACAGGCGCTGAAGGCGAGCTTTCAGTCAACACAACTAATAAATCAGTTCATGTGCATGATAACGTCACTGCTGGTGGCTTTGAGGCTGCTAGGGCTGATATGGATAACGTCACATCCAGCAGTATTCTCACGGCGGCTGGGATTACAGCTACCACTACTGAGCTAAATTATGTAGATGGCGTTACATCAGCCATACAGACGCAGCTAGACGGTAAAGCTGGCACTGCCTCTCCTACATTTACAGGAACGCTTACGACAGCCAACCTAACAGCCACAGGCACGACAACCTTAGCTGGCGCAAGTACATCCGCAGATATTACGTTTGGCGACAACGACAAAGCCATCTTCGGCGCAGGGTCTGACCTACAGATTTACCATAACTCAAGCAATGGAAATAGTTATATTCACGAGACTGGTGGTGGTGATTTACTACTACAAGGCGTAGATGTAAAACTTCGCAGTTCTGATGATGGGGCTAATATGCTCCACGGGGTTGAAAATGGTTCCGTAAATATTTACTACAATGGTTCTCAGAAATTCGCCACCACCTCCACAGGTATTAACGTAACTGGCACAGCCGTCACGGACGGTGTTACAGTCGCTGGCAACCTGTCAGTCGATGGCGGCACGATCAAGCTGGATGGGAATTATCCTGTTGAAAACGGAAACGTGGCGCTGGGTAATGCTGCGCTTGATGCTGTTGCAACAGGCGGGGCATACAACACCGCACTGGGTTCTGATGCGCTGACCGACAACACAACAGGCTCAAGAAACACTGCGGTTGGTCAAGGAGCTTTGGCAGATAATATTAGCGGTTCTTACAATATCGCTCTTGGTCGTGAGGCCCTATTTAATAACACTATCGCATCTGGTAATAGTGCTGTAGGTTATCTTGCGATGTACGCAAACACGGAAGGTGAGTTTAACACTGCATTGGGTCGTGAGGCACTAGAGGCTAATACGACAGCGGATAACAACACGGCTGTTGGC